TACCAATTAATTAAAACATACATTTCATAAGGAGAAAAAATACTATGAAAAAGAAATTTACAATTGAAGTTGAAATGGAAGAAAGATGGGTTAATGAATTTATGTCAATGCTAGATAAGATGGAGTATTTAGGTGACTTAGGCGCATCAAGAACAGTTTCTATATATGCTGATGGGGATGGTGATTTTAAACCTAAGTTTAAAACAGATGTGGCTTGGACTAGAGTTAGACCTAAAGGCGCAGACTATGATTTAAATGATAATCATTATGATGCTGGGTAAAACATACAATTTATAAGGGAAAAATATTATGAAAAGAAATTATTGAACTTAATGAAGAAGCAAAAAGCGAAGTAGAAAAAAGAGTTTTAACTTTAGAATAGTAGAAAGCAATTCAAAGAGTTTAGTAAAAAATGGAGGAACAATAAATGACAAATACATTAGAAATTAAATTATTATCAGAAAACGCGACTATGCCGAAGAGAGCAAATTCTACAGATAGTGGGTTAGATTTGTATGTATCAGAAACAACAACAATTAAAGCAGGAGAAACAAAAGCAGTTAAAACTGACGTAGCTATTAATTTAACTCATGGATATGAAGCACAAGTGAGACCTAGATCAGGTAAGTCACTAAAAACAAAGTTACGTGTAGCATTAGGAACAATAGACCAAACATACAACAAAGAAATCGGTATTATCACAGATAATATAGGTAATGAAGATATCACAGTAGAAAAAGGAGAAAGACTGGCACAGTTAGTTGTAGCACCAGTTGTATATCCTACGCCCAAACAGGTTGATTGGTTTGAAAATGAAAGTGACAGAGGGGCATATGGAAGCACAGGAGAGTAAAGATATATACGAAAAAGTAAAAGAGGTGCTGGGGAAGTGACACAATACCTAATCACAACATTCACTGATTCATCAGGTATGCAACACAAACATGTAGCGAAGCTTAAAGATAATCAGACGGCAACTGTGGTTAATGCAGAGAGTAAAGAAAAGGCTAAAGAAAAAGCAAAGGAGACGCATAATGGCCAAAAGACTTAAAAACGATATTTATAAAGCTTTAGGACAATACATTATTAATAACGATTCTAGGTTACTGAATGAAGAACAGCTAAAAGTAGCTAAAGAATATGAACCTATATTAACAAAAATGTACAAAAAAGTATTAAAAGAAAAAAAGAGACGTAGAATTAAAAGCTTCATTAAACAGATACCTGAATATATTTTGTCTTTTATTTATGCATTAATGTATTGGATTACAATACCTTTTGATTATATTGGTGACAAAGCAGATGATTTGAGAGTGTCTTATGGTAACAATCGTGGTTATGCTTGCTTTTCAAAGGCACAAGAAGAATTAAACGAGTATGCTTATAACGAAGTTTTACCGCATTTAGAAGAAAAAGAAACTGATGATATGACGGAAATTCATCAACGAATTTTAAAAACCAAAGGTATTGTAAGAGAACCGATAAAGAAGGAAACGAGGGAACGGAATGAGTGATTTCAAAATAATAACTTCAGAATTAATTAGCAAAGGCATTGAGTTTGAAATAGAAGATGACACCTTGATTGTTGGTGATTGTTCAGTAATCAATTATAACGATGTGTATTTTTTAAAATTGTCCGGAATTAATACTCAACAAGGAATGGCTGTTAAGTATCCTATAGTTATAGCAGATTTCTTATCTAGTTATTATTACTTATTAGAAGATCATAATAGTATCACTGTAAAAGATATTAATTTTAAAAGTGAGGTGCGTAGTGATGATTAAACGAATATTAAAAATTTGGTTTACTATCGCTATGTATGAGTTAGGTAAATGGATTGGTAGAGAGTTGTATTACAAGTTAACTGCAAACGATGAGGTGGAAGTACCTAAGGACTACGCAAGGATAGACGATCAGATTGATTTGAACAGAAATGAAACAGAGGTGAGTGAGTAGTGTGGATGGCATTGGTTACTATTATAATTTTGTTGATAGTTATTGCCATACTAGAGATAGCTTTAATATCACTTTTTATAATAGGTATAAAAGATAAAGATTGGGTAACGGTGGGATACGCTTTTACTATGTCCTTGCTTATAGGTTTGTTGTTTTTATACTTATTATATTACGGATTATTAGGAGGCTATTAAATGACTTGGTGGATAGTGATTATTCCAGTTATGTATCTCGTTTGGTTGTGTGTAAAGAGTAAGGGAAATTTTAAATAATGGAGGTTAAGCATGGGATTAAGAAAATCAACGCAACGCTATTTAGAAAGTGAATTAAGCAATTATAGGCATATAGATAAAGATATCCAACGTGTGAGAGAAGAAGTATTGAACCCTTGGCAACCCACTGACACGAACATTGGCGGAGATAGAGTACATAGTAACGTTAGTGTCACGGAGATAAAAGCAACGCGTGTAGTGAATGATAGACGTTTATCGCAGTTAGCTAGAATGAAGTCTGCTATCGATATTGTATATCAAACAAGTAGTGAAGAAAGTCAAAAGCTCATGGATATATATTATTTTAAAAAGCCGAGAACATTAAACCTTACTGGTGTTGCTCAAGAAATATGTGTGAGTAAATCAACAGCTTACGAATTAAGAAAAGAAATACTTATTAGACTGGCAGATGAGTTAGGTATTATGCATTAATTTGGAAAAATTCTGGAAAAATGAACTCGGAAAGTCGGTTACTATGATAGTGTAAGTTATTAGATGACTTACCTCGTGTAAACCTTTCTATCATTTATTCTTATTCAAAACAAAACGAACATTTTTTCTCCTTTGAACCTATCCGATAGATTAGTCGGGTAGGTTTTGTTATATAAAAAATAAATAAAGTTATTAACGTGAGAGTTGGTGATATATAATATGACAAAAATGCAAAATAATGCAACATTTGGCGCGTATTTAGAGTTAACTAAGAAACAGCAAGAATATATACGCCTCAAAAACGAAACAGATTTGAATGAAGGAGAAATCGCTTCTGAAATTGATGTAAACCGTTCTACTATCTCGCGATGGAAGAACAACGATAAATTCAGAGAAGGTTTCAAAGGCTATCAAGTAGAATACTTATCTAATCAAGTACCTAAAGCCCTACAAACAATGATTAATTTGTTAGATGCTAAGAGCGAATTGGTTAGGTTTCAAGCTTCGAAAGATATATTGGACCGTTCAGGATATACACCGGTAGACAAACAAGAGTTAGAAGTCACTACCCCTAATATTATTAACAATATACCGTTAGAGGATTAACTGTGGATATTAAATTAGATGAAATCGTCGGTGGTGGCTATAATAAATTCTTTAACAATAAAAACTTTTATCGTGTAGTTAAAGGTTCTAGGGGTAGCAAGAAATCAAAAACAACTGCACTTAACTTTATCTTTAGAATTATGCAATACAGTTGGTCTAACTTGCTTGTTGTTAGACGTTTTAGTAATACAAATAAGCAATCGACATATACAGATTTACGTTGGGCTACAAATAGACTAGGAGTTAAACACTTATTCAAATTTAATGACAGTTTGCCTGAGATAACATATAAACCCACTGGCCAGAAGATATTATTTAGAGGATTGGATGATCCGTTAAAGATAACTTCTATCACTGTAGAGAATGGCATACTTTGTTGGGCATGGTTTGAGGAAGCTTACCAGATAGAAACCTTTGATAAGTTCAGTACAGTAGTTGAATCTATACGTGGTTCTGTCGATGACCCAGAATTCTTTAAGCAAATCACTATAACGTTCAACCCATGGAGTGAACGTCATTGGCTTAAACCAACATTCTTTGATGAAAATACACGATTAAACAATACATTTTCATACACGACAACATTTCGAGTGAACGAATGGCTTGATGAGGTCGATATTGCACGTTATGAAGACTTGTATAGAACAAACCCTAGACGTGCCAGAATTGTTTGTGATGGCGATTGGGGAGTAGCAGAAGGATTAGTATTTGAAAACTTTGAAGTTAAAGAGTTTGATTGGGTTAAAAAGTTAAAAGATAAACAAGTTGTAGCACATGGCAGTGACTTTGGTTTTACTCAAGACCCAACAACACTTGTTAGTACTATTGTAGATACACAGAACAAAGAATTGTGGATATATGACGAACATTACCAAAGAGGTATGCTTACCGACGAGATATATCAAATGTATATAGATAAAGGATTGAAAAATGCCGAGATAATAGCTGATAGTGCAGAGAAACGTTTGATTACCGAAATTAAGCGCAAGGGTATTTCGAACATAAAACCATCTGTAAAAGGTCAAGGTTCTATCATGCAAGGCGTTCAATTTATACAAGGGTTCAAAATATACGTTCACCCATCTTGTGAGCATACTATAGAAGAATTAAACACTTATACATTTGATCAAGACAAAGACGGTAACTGGTTAAACAAGCCTATAGATGAAAATAACCACATACTCGATGCTTTGCGTTATAGTTTAGAGAAATTCCACTTCCCTAGAAATAACAAAACAAACGTCAATATTAAGAAAAACATTAGCCGTGCTAAAGCTATGGGCTTATAAGGAGGTAACACATGGCACACGTAAACAACTTTGAAAGAGATCTTGAGCGTCGTCAAATGCGTGATGAGATATATAGACGTGACGCAGTTGAAACGTACAAATACGATGGCACAGTACAAGACTTGTTAGATAATCCTAACGATATTAGTGATTTCATTCGTCATCATTTAGAGGCACAAGTTCCAAGACTACAAATGTTAGATGATTATTATCAAGGTTTAAATTTCAATATCATGCGTAACAAACGTCGGAGAGAGAAACACTTAGCAGATAATAGAGCAGCGCATGACTTCGCTTCATATATCACTGACTTTATTAATGGCTATTGTTTTGGCCATGCAATACAAGTGCAATCAGATAAAGAGATGACACAAAGTAAATTAAATGAGTTACACAGTCTTAACGATGTGGATAGTCACAATCGCTCTTTAGGTTTAGACTTGTCTATCTTTGGTAGAGCGTATGAATACATTATACGTAACCAAGAAGATGAGGTTAGATTTTACAAATCAGATCCACGCAATACTTTTGTTATATATGATACAAGCGTAGAGAAGAATAGTTTGATGGCTATTAGATATTGGAAGGTAGCAACAGAAGATAGCGTAGAGTTAACGGAAGTTGAAAGTAACATTTACTATGTTGATGTTATTACAGATCAAGCAACATATTTCTACGAGGCGAACAGTGTAACTAACTTAGAGTTGTCTGAACGAAAACCACCAGAGGCGCATTCATTCGGTAGAGTTACTATTACAGAGTTCAGCAACAATGAAAAACGTAGAGGAGACTTTGAGAAGGTTATTCCCCTTATTGACTTATATGATGAAGCGCAATCAGATACAGCTAACTATATGAGTGATTTAAACGATGCAATGTTGTTAATTAAAGGTAACGTTGATTTAAACGAAGAGGTAGCAACTTTACAAAAAGAAGCAAACGTATTCCATTTAGCACCTCCTGAATATGCAACAGTGGACGACAAAGTCACTGAAGGTAATGTAGACGCTCAATACATCTATAAACAATATGATGTGAGTGGTGTAGAAGCATATAAAACAAGAATCGCTAAAGACATTCACACGCTTACTAACACACCAGACATGACTGATGAAAACTTTGGAGGTCAACAATCTGGAGAAGCCATGAAATATAAGTTATTTGGTTTAGAGCAACGTACAGCAATCAAAGAAGGATTGTTCCGAAAAGGATTGGTTAGACGTTACAAGTTAGTCGGAGAAATCATGGGCGTGAATAGAGAGATAGACAAAGATAATCTCAAAGATTTAGTATTCACATTCACTCGAAACTTACCTAAGTCAATTACAGAAGAAATGCAAATGTACATGAGTGCTGGTGGAGAAATTAGCCAACAAACACTAATGTCTCTTGTATCTTTCATAGACAATCCACAAGATGAAGTCAAACGTATTGAGAAAGAACAAGAAGAAAAGATTAAGCACTCTGATAGTTTGATGTACAACGAACAAGATTCTGACAATGAACTTAACAACTCCAATCAACCTATTGAGGGGTGATGAGTGATGACTTATTGGGATAAAAGAGCTCAAGAGATTATTAAAGATGAGACAATGAGCGATAAGGAAATGAGTCAAGAGATTGAACGCATTGTTAACAACATGATTGACGATATAGAGAATGAGATATCTAAATTCTATGCAAGATACGCAGACAGTGAAGGTATTCCTATCAACGAAGCAAAAAAGCGAGTGGATACTTTCGACGTTCAATCTTTTGCTAATAAAGCAAGGTCATACGTTAAAAACAATGACTTTAGCGATAGAGCGAACAGAGAACTTAAACAATACAACACAGCGATGTATGTGAATAGAGAGAAGTTACTTAAAGCGCAGTTAGGACTCATTGTAACGTACTCATACGCTCGTATAGAGCAATCTATTTATAATTACATGGAATCATCCTATTATCGTTCTCTTGAGCAACAAGCAGGTATTTTAGGTGAAACAATACATGTATCACTCAACGATGTAAAAACAATTGTCACTGCTCCATTTCAAAATTCTAATTGGTCACGTCGTTTATGGCGTGATATGAAAGTTGTTCGTGCTCATGTTGAAAAAGCTACAAGTCAAGTATTGTTAAGAGGACGACACCCTTATGAGTTTGTGAAAGAGTTCAGAAAAGAAACAGGTAATAGTACTTACGAAATAAGACGTTTACTCATAACAGAAACTGCTAGAGTGCAAACGTTAGCTGCAAAGCGTCATATGTTAGAACAACATGGTCCAGATGCAGAATATGAATATCACGCTAAGATTGATGGTAAGACAACGAAAACCTGTAGGCACTTAAACAATAAAGTATTTAAAGTCAAAGATATGAAGCCTGGTGTGAACGCTCCGCCTATGCATCCTTTTTGTCGGAGTGCTGTCGCACCACACATCAATCCTAATTGGAGAGATGAATTCTTTGAAGAACGCAAAGGAAGATATTCACTATAAGGAGGTGTTGTAGTTGGCAGAAACAAACGATGTAACAAATACGCCGCCAGTTACCAACGAAGGTACTGCAAAAGAAATCGTAGATAATTCTATAGGCGACTATGAAGATGCTGATTGGGAAGAAGAAGAAGTCATCGATACAGACTTTAGCGATGAAGAAGATTCAGAATATGAAGATGACTTTATGGATCCAGATGACGAAGAATTTGAAGAAGAGAATTGGGAAGAAGATTACGATTTTTCAGATGACTTTGATCAAGAAGATTTAGATTTCTTAGAGGGACTTGGTGGTACTGGAGATGAAATAGAAGAAGAGTACGAAGAGGACTACGAAACAGAAGAAGGTCTTTATGATGTAACTGAACTTGATGGTGATACAATCGATGAGTATGACAAGTATGACGAAAGTTACTTACAAGACAGGCTAGATGATGTTTACGATGAATATAATCAAATCTTCAACAAAGAACCTTCTGACATCATTAAAGATAGTATGACAACTCAAGAGAAGATAGACAAAATTGTTGATGCAATTCAAGAGGGTGGAAACGGTGTGTAATGAACGTATCGCTAAAGCTCTCGAAGGCATTCAATATGAATTGAAACGATTGAATGACTCAAACCCTAGTAACCAAGCACAAGTGAAACAGAAAGAACCTGAGAAGAAAGAGTTTAAACCTAAAAATTTCATCTGAGGTGGTACTTATGTCAAAACGTGAAGCAGTTGGTCCTGGCGTTACCGCGCCAATATCTCGTCAGTAGGATACGTTAACCTACTCGACCTAAGTAAGTCGTTAAACTGCTAATAACGCAATCAACTGGATTAACACAATGTAATAAACATAAACATCAGCACACTTTATTGGGCTTAATTGCACTATAATGGGTGCTTTTTTTATGGATAAAATCATTCGTGTTAAGACTGTTTGGAAGGACGATATAAATGAATGAAATTAAACGATTAAAGCTAAATTTACAGCATTTCGCTGAAGATAATCCAAATGATCCTGAAGGAAAAGATAAACAAAGCGGAGATAACCAAGGTGATGATGACAAAAAGGTTTTTGAATTAACTCAAAGTGAGTTAGATAGTCAAAAACACAAAGCTGTAAATAAAGCATTAGCAAATCAAGAGAAAAAATTCGAACAAAGGTTAAAAGAAGCTGTTGAAAATGCGCGTTCTGAAGCTGAAAGCTACGCTAAGTTAACTGAAAAAGAGAAGAAAGACAAAGAATTTGAGAAACGCGAACAAGCCTTAGCAGAAAAGGAAAAAGAATTCAGATTACGTGAACTCAAAGCTGATGTGGAGAACGACCTTAAAGACAAAGGTTTACCTACTTCATTTGCAGAGTCACTAATCCATTTGGAAGATAACGAACAAATCAATGAAGTTGTCAACGCGATTAAGGAAGATTTTGACAGAGCAGTTCAAGAACAAGTAAAAGAAGCTACTCGTCAATCAACGCCGTCTGGACAACGAAGTGATGTATCTAGTAACAAAAAGACAAGTGATAGTTTTGCAGAAATAGCAAGACAAAATAGAATAATTCAATAAACGGAGGAATTAAATAATGAATGAAACTAATAGATTAAAGTTAAATTTACAACACTTTGCTAATAACGATGTTACACCACAAACATTCAATCCAGATAATGTAATGATGCATGAGCACAAAGAAGGGGAATTGTTAAACGATTTCAACGAGCCTATTCTTTTAGATGTATTGCAAAACTCTAAAATCATGCAATTAGGTAAATACCAAGATATGGGTGGTAAATCAGAGAAAAAGTTCACTTATTGGGCAGATAAACCAGGCGCTTACTGGGTAGGAGAAGGTCAAAAAATTCAAACTTCTAAACCTAGCTTACTTGAGGCGTCTATGCGTTCTCATAAATTAGGTGTTATCATCGTTGCTTCTCGTGAATACTTAAACTACACTTACTCTCGTTTCTTCGAAGCAATGAAACCTCAAATTGCTGAACAGTTCTATAAAAAGTTTGACGAAGCAGGTTTATTAAATGTAGATAACCCATTTAAACAATCAGTAGAACAATCAGCTACTGCAGCTAACAATGTAGTAAAAGGTGATATCACTTTAGATAATATCTTAGCTTTAGAGGACACTTTATTAGAAGATGATGTAGAAGCTAACGCTTTCTTATCTAAAACACAAAATCGCACTGCATTACGTGGAGTTCGTGATGAAGATACTAAAGAAAGCTATTATGACCGTGCTAACAACACACTAGACGGACTACCAGTTGTTGACCTTAAATCAGATCAATTTAAAAAAGGAGACTTATACGCTGGGGACTTCAACAAAGTGTTCTACGGAATTCCTTACAACATGTCTTACAAAATTTCAGAAGATGGTCAATTATCAACTGTACAAAATGCTGACGGTTCACCAGTAAACTTATTCGAACAAGAATTAATTGCTTTACGTGTAACTATGGACGTTGCGTTCCATATTGCAGACGATAAAGCATTTGCTAAGTTAACAGCTGGTTCTGGTTCAACTGGTGGAAATACTGAAACTGTATAATTAATCTAGGAGGTCTTACAATGGCTTATTCTTACAAAGTAGTTCGACCGTTCGTAGATAAAGAAGATGGTAAAGAATATAAATTAGGAAATGAATTCCCTACTGATATTACTAGTGAACGTATCGAACAACTATTCCATAAACAAAACGTATATAACGAGCAATATATCGCTTTAGATGTTGATGCTAAAGCAACAAAAGCTGAATTGTTAGAAATAGCTGAAAAACATGGCGTAGACGTATCTAAGGACGATACAAAAGCGGTAATTATAAAAACGTTGGAGGGATAACATGGCTACATTAGAAAATGTAAAAATGTTACTCTCTATCGATGATGATAAGCAAGATGAACTACTCAAAATAATCATAAGCAATACAGAAAAGCGTTTGATTAGTTTACTCCCACTTGAAACCGAGGAAATACCTGAAAGACTCGAGTACATCGTGGAAGAAGTATCAGTCAAACGCTTTAATCGTGTTGGCGCCGAAGGAATGACACAAGAAAGTGTTGATGGTCGTTCTAATACTTTTCAAAGCAATGATTTTGATGAGTATATGGA